TTTGGTGTAATCGTGAACGGGATCATTAGAACGCGCCCTCATCTGATGCAGTGGCCTTGTTCTTCAATGCGGTGATGAGTGTTGATGCGGCCGCCTTTGTGGTCGGCATCGGATCGGAATGTCCGAGAGCCCTGATCATGCGGAGTTGGGCATCGCTTGGAGAATCCCCTGATGACGATGTGGCACTCTGAGTCGTTCTTGGAATCGCAGAGCCTCCAGCGGGCTTCTGTGAGCCTGTATCAGGCTGACGATTGCGCACCTCTTCCATTGAAGCCATCTTGCCGAACGGCATCATGAGTCCGATCGCACGACCGAGCGCGCTGGTTGAGGCATTCATCATCTCGGAGCCTCGAGTAAAGGAGGACTTGCCGGGTATCGGTTCCCATGCGCATCCTCGCGCTGGGATGAGATCGTCTGGTGTGCGATACACGGTCATGGTCACCGAGATGAAGGTCTGATCTCCAACGGTGACGACTTCGGGAGGTGATTCAACGACTCGGAGATCGGGCCACTTGTCCAGTGCTAACGCGAAGCGAGACGGGACATCTACATAATTAGAGAGATCCATCAGAGTTCCATCCTGTTCAAGAACTCGCCGAGATGAATCGCACTGTCCAGTTCGCCGCCGTCATACTTCAACGCTCGAGCGAAGTCGTGGATCTGCTTAATGTGGAACGCGTTGTCCGACGCTGGGTCATCCATCTGTTCAACCAAACACTCGGCAAGCCCTCCAGCGATGTTCTTCCATTGAATGATCTGACTGCGCAGATGGGCAACGATCAAGCGGTGTCGCTCCGCAGTTGCCTCCATCTCGTGAATAATCTGACGGGCCGTGTCGTCTTCCATGTTTGTCTCCTGTCGGGATTGGTTTGTCTTATTGTGACTGATGGGTGTCGCAGAGTCAAGGATCCTTGCGGGCATCCACTTGGGCCCAGTACCGATCCGAGTCCAGTTGCCTGCGTTCAGCCTCGGTCAGCCCTCCCCATATGCCGGGGAGACTCATGTAGGTGTGGGGATAACTCATCGCATATTCGAGGCAGTCTTCACGGACTGGACATCGGCGACAGATCGCCTTCGCCGCTTTAATGTTGCTTGCCTGTTTGTTGTATTCCAGCGGGAACCACCACTCAAGCGGTTGCCCGCGGCACTCGGCAGCATCCACCCAGTCGCCCATCTTTAAAATGTCGGTCAGCATGACAGTGACCACGGTGTCCAGCCACACTGACCATTCGCCTCACGGCCCGAATACAAGAGCCACGCCCAGCGGAGATTGGTGTAAGGGTCAAACATCTGCTCAGGGCTAATGCCAAGGTCTTCCCACCATTCGTGGTGCGCGTACCAGTTGCCTTGGATGAGGCCGTAATCTCGGCATGGTCTCCCACTGTCCGAAGGTGAACAAGCGTCAGGCTGACATCTGGACTCTCGAGCCATGATGAATCCAAGCCGATCCAAGACCTTGCGAACATTGGGCCATCCAGCCTGAAGCGCGGTCTGAAGCCACTGCTGACATTCGGTGTCCTCAGAGACATCCACAATGACCACTGGTGGCAATGTAGTGGTGGGGTTGGGAGTAAGTTCGGCGATCCTGTCGGTCTGTTGCTCAGGTGTCAGCATCACCACGGTGACTCTTGGGAAGGAGGTCGGTGTCGGTGTCGGCTCGGGGCTGGCGGTGCTCCCACCTCCGAACACGATCACAAGGCTGAGATACAAGCCAAAAGTGAGAAGTAGAAACTTGAATGGGTTCATGGTGTGCCTCCAGTTGTCGGCCCGCAGATGCGGACTCCTGGCTCAGTCATCTGACCAAGCCTGTGGGTGAATGTCAAGCATTCAACTCTGGGAAGATCTTCAGGGCTTCCACAACGCCTTTGGGAGCCTTGTCGCCGCACCAGTGTTGAAGGTGCCATGGCTCGGCTTGTGGGCCGTTGGCGACCTGCCAAGACCAGCCGAACTTCTCAGCGTTTCCAGCGAGCAACCACTGAAGACGCTCACCTGATGCGTTGGCGACATCTATTGCGAGCCCGAGCCCGTGGACACTGTTGCCGGGGCTTGAAGACGGTGCGAATCCGTCGCGCAAGTAGTAGATCTTCCCGTTCACTGTGCGTGTAATGTTTCGGCCCTGCGGTGTCAGTGAATACCGTTGCTTGAAGAGAGACGTCTGTCTTGAGAGTGTGCGGTATGCGCCGACATGATCCAGCGAGATCCCCTCAAAGAATGCGGCCAATCTGAGGCAGTTCCAAGCGGTCGCGGCGTGTCGGTGAAGTTGCCCAGATGTCGGCCCGATCGTGCGAAGTAGGTCAGGCCGTAGCAGTCCGTTCATGGCGTGTGTCAGATCGGCGGGCTTCACGACTGGGCGAACTGGGAAGTCGGTCATCACTTCTTCTTTGAAATGATCGGTGGAGTCTCGGAAGTGCCTTTAATTCCGTTCCCGATTCCGTATCCGACGATTGACCCGATGAGCCCTGTCCCTGCGGACTGCTCAATCTTGCCAGTGATCATCAGCACTGTGATTGAAGCGAGACCGAACAAGACGATCAACGCCTTCGGTGGGTTGGTGATGTTCATCAGGTCGGCCCGATGTCCTCAACAATGATGCGCGCTCGAGCGGTCGCGCTTCTCACAAGTTGCGGTGTGCCTGTCGTCGGTGCCGCTAAAGCGCAACCTAAAACGGTCACCGAGCCGCTGGAGAAAGTACCGACAAACATACAGGTTGCGCCATTGGTGACCTGTGCCGCTGAACCCTGTTGCACCAATGTCTGTTGAAGTTGTGTCCCTGCCGCCGTTGTTTGGCGTAACTCCAAGTCCACATAACCGCTTGACACGGTTGAACCTTTCACCGCTGGTTCGTAGTAGGTGATTTTGTAAAGCCTCGTTGAGTCAGCGGTGAAAGTGACTGACATACCTGTGGCCTGTACGAGTGAAGTTGTCGGCGTGTAAGTGCTAGATGACCCTGCGGTGTCGCATACCCCAAACGGGAGCAGATTCATCTCCGCCGCAGTGAGGGTCTGACCGACTACAAATGCGTTATTTTGTGCCATGAGGGAACCTTACCAGCCGAGTCGGCTTGTGTTAAGAACTCCGAAAGTGTTGGAGTTGAGGATAAAGAACTGCGTATATGTCAGCGGGCTGGTGAACACTTCCAAGTCAGTGCGTGATGGGGTGATCGTCATAGACCAGCCTTGCATGATCTGAGATGAGGTGTATGTGGTGTTGTCTCCGGGGTTCTTGTAGGAGACAGTGACGACGGGCAAGTTCCCCCAGATCGCGTTAAAGAGTTGCGTGAGATTGTTGGCAGTGTCGGAGACACTGATCTGGAATGACAGTTGATCGGGGTCGGATCGAGATTGGACTTGCCACTCTGCGAAAGATTTCGCTTGTGCGGCGGTGTTGTCCACGGTTGCGAACTCTGCGCCGTAAGTCCCGTACGCGGCCACTCCTGTTGCGTTTGTTTCATTTCGTGCGGCGGCCACTGGTGGAGTCACGGTGCAATTGTTCAGATAATTGGAGCCGAGCGCAATCCGTTTGATGTCCGAGTAACCCATCTGATATGAGCCTGAAACACTTCGAGCGAAAGTGATCCCAGAGACAAAGGAATCAACCTCTGACCGACCGTAAAGATAGATCCGTTCATCAGTGCAACCGAGCCAACCCTGCTCGGTCAGCATATTCAAGTTAATACGATTCAAGACTGTGCCCGAGTAAGAAGCGTCAGCGGCCGCAGTGGAGTCACCGCCTCCAATGTAAGTGAATCCTGTCCCCGCTGGGAACAAAGAGTTGAATGCGTCTGATAACTGTTTGATTGTTTGGTCTGTAGGGATGGCATTCTCAAACACTTGAAGCCGACCACTGCGACCAAGGAGATCTGCGCAGATGATTGTGGCCGTGGAGCCATGACCGTCGCCGCCAAGATCGTTGTACAGAACTTCTTGGACATAAAGCCACTGATAGAAACTTGTGCCCACTGCGGTCAGAATGATCTTGTCGTTCAGATCGTAATTGTCTGCTTGACCGTTGTCGTTCTTGATCGTGAAATTGAGAAAGCCGGGCGACCATGAATCAAACTGTGTGCGGCGACCCGTGGAGTATTGCATAGACTGGATCTGTGTCGTGACATCAGTTGCGCCTCGGACAACTTCCCAAACTTGTTTGGTCATCAGTTCGCTCGAGTGTTCACGGGGATCGGGCCAGCGGTGCGGTTGTAATCTTGAAGGGCTCTGACCACTGCTTGAGGGTCTGCTCCTTGGACATTCACGATGAGAGTGTTGCCACCTCCGCCGATTGCCGAGTTCGCCGTGATCATGCCACTGCTTGAAGGTGTGAAGATCTCTGGCCCTTTTTCTCCGACCAAGTAACTTGTGCCGCCCGAAACGGGGCCGCCGTTGGCGCGTGCTCCGCCGGGTATGCCTGACAAGGTAAGAAGGTCAAACACACTGAGTCCAGATAATTCGCCGCCACTGGCAAGCCACTTTGCCAAGTCAATGGCCGCCTGTGATCCTGAAAGTTGAAACGCCAACAAAATCTCTTTAGATGAGATCGTGCCCATCCCTTCAGCAATGAGTGACAACCCTGTGACGAACTCAAGTTGAAGATCAATATATTTCTGAATGTCAGAATCGGCTCCAGTGGCGAACGCTCTTGCGGCGGCGGCTTCAACACCAGCCAACTGCCCTTCCACATTGTCTAAAGCCTGCTGAGTGTCAAGTGCTCCAATGAGAATCTGCCATTGAGATGTTGCGCTTGCTATTGCCACGGCCGCATCCTCAAAGCCACTCACGAATCCGTCAAGGCCGCCATCTCTCAACTCTTTAAGAGACTGGTTCAGTAAGTCTTGCTCTTCACGCGCGTCTCGCAACTCTTGAGCGAATACGGGAATAACCTCCTTTTTGTCACTGAACAAACCAAACACAAAACCCGCGGCATCTTTGACACCGTTTAAGGCTTTCTTGGTTAAGTTGAGCGGCGTCAGATTTTCTGTCAGGAAAGTTACTCCCGGGATACTCTTAAACGCATCTCGAACACTTGTCACTGCTCCGACAACTTCGCCAATCTCGCTTAAAACAGGAACCAAAGTTTCACCCAAAGTGAGCGACAAAGCCTCTACTTTTTCGTTGAGGTCATCCATGACATCGCGGAACTGTTTGGCTTTCTTAACTTCTTCAGCGTCAACAACTTTCGCATCAGAAACATCTTCAAGAGCCTTGGACAGTTCAACGGAACCCATCTCAACAAATTGCGACATTTCTGCCCAACCCTTGCCAAGTAGTTGAGCCCCAATTCGAGCGCGTTCCGCTGGATCTTTGATGCCTTTCAATCGGCTGATGACCGCCAAGAAAGTTCCATTGACATCCGTTAAGCCCGTGTCAGTTTTGACAACATCCACGCCCAACTGAGCGAACAGTTCAGGGCTTGCGCCAAGAGTTTTGTTCATCTTGCCGATCGCGCCTTGAATCGCATCAGCACCGATACCGATGTCATCGCCGACTTCCTTGAAGCGTGAAGCCTCCTCTACTGAGAGACCTGTCGCATCAGCGAACTTGGATGATTCCAGAGCAAGAGTCTGAAACTCTCCGACCGCCTTCACTGCGAAAGTGGCGATCGCTCCACCAGCCGCCATCGCAAAAGTGCCAGCGTTCGCCTTCACCGCGTTCAGGGCCGCGTTGCCTCCAGCCTTGAACTTGCCCATTGCGCCAGTGGCCGCGCCGACATCCGTCTTGAAATTAGCAAATGCCGCCTTCGCAGATTTGAGTCCTTTGTCCGAGAATTGCGTGACGATCGGGAGGTTGATTGCCATCAGAGTTTCACCTTCATGAGTTCTTGGTTCGCACGATAGATCACGCGATCAATGCTGGGTTTCAATTCGCGTTGGAAGTCTGGGATCGCTTTCTCGCCACCAGCCCACATGAACCGAGACGGTGAACGACCAAGACGCTCATTCAGCAATGGCACAAAGTTCGGGCGCGCCCGTGGCCCTTCGCCTGCGCTTGACCTTTTACCTGCCATGTCCATCATCGCCAACGCCGCGCCAGTCGTCTGAACTGTGATCACCGCAAGAGTCTCATATTGAGCACCTTTTGCAATGTTGCGCCGACGCGCTCCTCGAGTGTTCGTCTTCACTTTGATGCCCTTGTTCTTAGAGTTATACCAGCCTGTGCGCTTGGCGTGTTCCATCCCTGACATCGGAGCACCAGGAGGAATCAACTCCATGATGGCGGCGACAACGGTCTTCTCACCGATGCGCTTAATGTCGCGACCCACTTCCAACCGAAGAGACTTGTCCACCTTGTTCACAATCTTCAGAGACTCCTTGAGTCCTTGAATCTCCATGCTTGCGCTGATGTCCACGGCCATTACTTCTTCTCGTTCTGCTCAACGATGAGACGGATCATCTCATCTATTATTTGTGGCGGTGTGTCCATCAGATCCAACGGGCTGATCCCAGTTCTGACCGCCAACTGTGCGATCAGATTGGTGGCCCTTCCGACTTTGATTCCGCTTTTGGGATGAAGGTTATGTCTCCTACTTTGTCCAGCCATTTGGTGAACACTTCAACCACGACTCCGCTTGAGCGCACCGCATCCCAAGCAAGCCACGCCAACTGCTTGAACTTCATGTCTTCCAAGAACTTTGACACCGATGTGAGCGGGTGTTGGTCTTCCCAACGCGCCGCCACACCGTAGGTCACTGGTGCTTCGTGGATCTCTCCACTGAGCATCTCTACTTTGAGAGTCATACCAATCATGTCGGGAACCTTTCAAGGTCAGGAAGTAGCGCGAACCCAAGTTCCAGCAGTGGCCGTCAAGGTGAAGGTGCTGAGGTCTCCCACCGTCGTAGATACGGGACTGTAGGAGGCGATCATGCAATTCGTGATTGTGAACTCTGGGTTCCCAGCCCCGACTGCTTCCGAACTTGGCAAGACCACGATGGTTGTGTCACCTTGTCCTACTTCGGCGTAGATCAAAGCCTCCACTGAACTGTTGCCGTACTCAAGAAACACGGTCGCCGAAAGTGAGACAGTCTGAAGACCGCCCACCATCTTGCGGCCAGTGTTGCCCATCACGGTTGCATCAAGAGCATCCTGACCGACTTCAATGGTGACATTATTACAGTTGAGCGCGATGCTGGTTGCTCCGATGAGAAGTTCTGCGTCGCCTTGGTAGATGATTGCCATGTTGGTTTCCTTTGGTTGGTTAGCGCGATGCGCTTATCTTAATGAGTAGGTCGTATGCGGGAAGTTCTGCTGAACCGATCTGGGCGACTGTCGGCTGGCCCGAGATCACTGCTATCTCTGAATCCATTATTTGATCCACGATTCCGAGAATGTAGTTGGTCGTATCTTTGTTACCGGGAGGTGCGCCGAGGACTCGAAGTGTGATGGTGACATCGGCGATCTTGCTTGACCAGTTGGTGAATGTGGGGAGTTCAACGAAGACGGTGAGAGGTCGCGCATTTCTCGGATCGGTGACTGGTACAAGACCGAGCGCGCTGAGGGATGCCGAGAGCGCGTCAATTGAGTCCGTGAAGAGGCCCGCCATCTCATGCGACCTGAGCCCTCTTGATGCCGAGAAGCGAGTTGATGCGCCCCATGGATGCCACTGGTGCGGAGATCGTCATGTCTTGGAAGGAGTTGAAGGAATCCAAACTGCCTCTTTCTCGATACAGGCTGGCCGCCATTAACACCACGCCCGAGAGAACGGCCGCATCGGGAACATTGATCAGATCGTCTTTGTAGCCCGCTTGAGACCTGCGCTTGAAACACCAAGCATTCGCCGCGTTCACTGATGTTGTCATGAATGCGGTGTCGTTCGCAGTTGCTCCAGCGATGCCAAGAAACTCTTCAAGGTCAGGGACATCGCACCAGACGCATTCGGTTGGTGTTGTCCACTGGAGTGATCCGACAGGATCAACGGCCGACCGCTCAATGTCGTCATCTACAAGTTGGAACAGGATCTGATTCTTGAAGAGGATCTGATCGTTGAACAGATAATCGCCAGCATCGTTGATCCCGATGAAGTAGTAGATCGGTATCTGGAAGACGGTGTGAACACCGTTGATGGATGCGTCGCATCCTGAGAGTGTGATCTCTTGTCCGACAAGAATGTCGGTGGACTCGAGAGTCTGAACCACGCACACATTGTCAGTGATCTGCTGATGTGTGACGGTGAATGTGGACATGGTTCAGGCTCTCAGAATCTCAATGGTTGCTCAGTATGCCGAAGCCTTGACAAACTTGTCCAAGTCAATCATGAGTGTGGCGAAGTAACCGCGGAATGCGATTGTGCGGCTCAAGGTTGATGGAACATCCACGCTGATTGCGCCCTTCTGTGACTCAAAGATTTCAAAGCCTGAAGCGTCTCCGAGGATCAAAGTGTTTGAGGCGAAGTTGCGGTCACGCACGACTCGGCAGCCGAACGCAGTGCCGACATCGCTGGTGACTGCGACCGCGCCCATTGCGTTCTGTGCATTCAGGTTCGGGAATAACGGTCTTCCCGCCGTATCGCTCAAAGCGATAAGATCCCCGAAAACATCGGCAGAGCAGAACAGAGTGTTCGGATTGTTGCCGTTAGATGCGGTCAAGATCGTGGTGCTTGAAGCACCGATCCATGCGAGCCAGTCGGCTGGGACAGTTGGATCACCGAACGCGCCAGTCGTGGTTGCACCTGCGACCAATGCATCGGCGGCCACATTGTCCGTGGTGTTTGCGTAAATCCGCGCCATATCGTCCAAGAGAACGGTGAGCATGGAAGGCTCACTCCAGTCAAGCAGTTGCTCAGAGATTGACACATAGCCACCGTAGGTGCCCTTTGTGACGGTCTCGGAGGACACGACCATTGTGGATGCGGTCAAGGTGGCGAGGTCTGTGGCTTGAACTCCCATTGAGTTGTGTGTGGTGACTTTTGGTCGGATGAAAGTTGATCCAGCGGCGGGCATCGAGCGAACGCCTACGGCATCCACGACTGGGCGCAAGCCTTGGAAATTATTGTAGACAGGCTGAACCAAGATTTCTGGAAGAGTGCCGGGGCCCGAGGCAAGATCAACATCTGGCGCGGCGGCAGAGAGAACTTGGTGGAATGCTTTCCACTTGTCGCCTCCAGCGATTGCGGCCGCCAAGTATTCAACGGCGGTTGGGATCTTCACTTCTTTCTTGAGTGTTGCGTAGATGGGTTGAGTCGCAATGGCGGCTTCAACTGTGGTTGGTTCTGACATGATGTCATCCTCCTCGGATGGTTGGTTGGGGGTTTCTTCTTCTGGTATTTCTTCTTCGTCTTCTGCCGAGGCATAGACAGACTGGATTTCTGCGTCGGCGTATGCCGGGAAGGACACAAGCGACAACTCAATCATGCGCGCTTCGCTGACTTCCATGACACCGTTCACGCGCTTGAACTTGATCGGAACGGCTCCGATGGACACTGCGGAGATGGAACCATCTGCGAGCAATGCCATTGCGTCATCGGCGGCGCGAGTCTTGGACAAGGTTGCCGAGAACATCAGACCTTCGTCGGATGACACGCGCTCGGTGACACGGCCGATGACTCGAGTGTCGTCGTGATACTCAAGCAGTTTTGGCATCGGGCCATCAACAGAGATGGAGCCCTTCAAGAACTTCACTGGGCCAACATCGTTGGACAAGTTCGCAACAACATCCCACGGGACTGCGAGCCCTGTGATCGTGCGCGATGGTTGAGTCTCATCAGCCGACGCATCAAGCGTCACCAGTTGAGCGTTGAATCTGATCATGAATACATCTCTTCCTCTTCGCGGCGGCCCGCTTCTTCTACTGGTACTTCGGCGAGATGGTTCTCGTAGAGGTACGCATCCACATCAAACTCCACGAAGCGATTGCGCGGGAGAACATTGGTCATGCTCAAAGTCATTTGGATCACATCAAGGATCTGCTTCGCTCCGAAGAGGTAAAGATCTTGGCGCGCTTGTTGAGCGTTTTGGTATGTGAACGACCCGCTTATGCCGATGCCGAGAAGGTAAGGAGGGACTCCGACTTGACGAGAAACTTCAAGTGAAGAGTATTGGCGCGACTCAAGTAGTTGAAGTTTGTTTGGGTCGGACTTGAACTCGTTGAAAGTGACACCGCCAGCGAGCGCACCGATCGCGCCTGTCTGCCTTGCTTGTCGCCATGATGCGGCGAGTTCACCAAGATCTTCAGCGGACATCTGTTCAGTGTTCTCGCCGACGGTGAGCCAGCCCGCCGCGATCTCATTCGAGGCGAAGCGTTCAGCGGCCTGATCAAGTTTCAAGGCCGTGGTGATTGTGCGCGCACCAGTGAACAAGAATCCTTGAACACCGCTGATGAATTGGATGACATCATCTGTCGGCAACTCAATCCCGTTGAAGGTGATCTGGTTGGATTGACCGAAGAACTGCGGGCCCGCTTGGTCAAGTGTTGAGACCATTGAGGCGGGCAACCATTGGAAGGAGAGCGGGCGACCTGTCGCCGATGACCGACTTGTCACATAGAGAAAGGCTCTTCCGCGCATCATTATGTCCATCGCAAGATTGCTCATTATGAAGTTCATGGTGGACTTCGGATCTGGTTGATCCATCCACGCTTCATTCTCAAGATAGATCTTCTCGTACCGCTCACCTGTCCACTGTTTTGTGTAATGGCGTAACGGGAGACAACCGACCATTGAGAGAATCATCTGGGTGGCGCGCGCGACGGTGGCGCAGGAGAGGGCCAGTTCTGTGCTCGCCCCGACAGAGTACGAGTAGAACTGACCCACCTGCGCGGCACTCCCTGCGGCTGCCTGAAGCGGCGCGGGCGTGAAGGTGGGGGTTTGTTTCTTGTTGCCGAAGAGTGCCACGAACGGACTCTCCCACATTTTGCGCGCCGTGTTAAGTCAGTTTGAGAAGATTATTTGAGGTTTGTTTCGGGTCGCTGGGCGTGACTCGAGCGCGATGGCGAACACTGCGCACCGCGCAAGTTCTATGGGCCCGGGTGACTTCTGCGAACTGAGAACGATCGCCTGATTGGTTGAAACCGCAACCGCTCGCCCCATGTGCTCGGCGAGACCAATGTCGCCAGTGTGTCTCACACGATCCTCCACGATCATTGAGCGCGCCATCGCAGTCCACTTGATCAGTTCGGCATAGCCGACAATCGTCATCCGTCGGCGTAGGTCTGGCGGTGTGTGAATCTCCAGCGAAGGAGTGACACCGAGCATGATCTTCGGGTCTGCCATGATGCGAACGACTTCGCCCCACATCTGCGCTTCGGAGTCCACGCTGAACGCAGTCTCCAAGATGACATGACCTTCACTCATGGCGGCCCTAATGCCGACATATCTTGAACCATCCAGCGATGAGTCAATGACGAGGTGACCTCCTGTGGGCATCAGTTCGGCGGTGCGCTGACGCTCCCACACTGTCAAGGGCAACCATGCCTCGGCAGATGCCAAGAATAAATTAAGATGGCCGCGAATAAACGCCTGACGATTCGGCGAATCAAAAGCCAACTCAAGAGCCTTCATGGTAATCGTTGTCCCGAGGGCTGGGTTCGCCCACGGCCACCACTGGCGATCTTCCACATTGCTAATGCCGGGAGGAGGTGACCATTCCGCTAAATAGAACGCGGTCTCCTTTCCCGAGTCAATGGCGGCGATGCCTTGAGATCGCAACTGGATCATGGCCGTGGATGACAGATCCCCAGCGGTGGAGAACATGATCATCATCGGATTGGTCTTGGCGATCTGAGACGGTCGGAGCGCAGTGAACACCACCTCCGCTTTAATGTCCCACAACTCGTCAATGAGGATGCAATCGTAGGAGCCACCGTGGGCGTGTTCGGATGCGGCGATCACCGAGATGGATGATCCGTCTGGGAAGTCAATGCGCTCATCACCGTTCTGCCATCGCACCTTCATCTCAATGCGCCCCTCAATCTCTCGAGCAAGATCACGAAAGAGGGCCATGCTCCGCTTCTTCTGGTTGGCGACGATGACGACGGA